GATCAGCCGCATCGTGCCTGACTTTAAGTTCAGCGGATCGACCTCTGATGCGTCTGTAGATTTCACGATCAAAGGCAGTAACTTCCCGCTAGAGACCCCGACAACGCAAGCTACGGCGACAGTCACATCTAGTACCACACAGTCCAACATCAGGACTCGCGCACGGCACGCTGTGGTACGGGTAGAAAGTTCTGGCGCTGGCTTTGGTTGGCGTCTGGGTGATTTGCGATTCGACATGCGACAGGACGGTAGACGGTAATGGCGACAAGACAGAATCCACTGCCAGTGCCTGCACCAGAGTATGATGTAGCTAACGAGGCAATCACTCGACGGACGTTAGAGCAAGCATTGGATCTTATAGAAAACGATGTAGAACTAGCAAAAACTCAGGGCGATAAGTCAGGATCTCTTGCTATGCGTCGGTTCCAGTTCTTATTGATGGGTGCATCGTGACAGATGTCATCAAGGTTTTGGGTCAGGTTGATGTTAGCGCAACCACTACAACGACTTTGTATACGGCACCAGATCTTACACAAACAACAGTCAGTTCCTTGGTGATCTGCAACAGAAGCGGATCAGCCATCACCTTTCGTGTCAGTATTCATGTTGGCGGTGCGTCAGCAGATGATAAGCAGTTTATATTTTTCGATGAAGACTTGGCAGCAACCACCAGTAGAACTGTGGTCATTGGCATATGCCTGTCGCAAACGGATGTAGTCAAGGTTTACGCAAGCGCAGCCAACGTGAGCTTCAACCTCTTTGGAGTGGAGACGAGCTAATGATGTATCAAAACCCAATGCCTCAACCGCCTATGCAGGCCATGGCTGACCAGATGGCCCAGCAAGGCCGATACGGCGACAGCATGATGGTTCACATGAATCCGATAGAAGTGGCTGGTATCGCCTCTCTGTCGCCCACAGGGCAGCTTACAACCAACCCGATGACGGGGCAGCCTGAAGCGTTCTTGCCCTTTCTAGCTCCACTGCTAGGTAGTCTTGCAGGATCTTCACTTCTCGCGGGAACGGGTGGAATTTTGGCGGGTAAAACAGCTTTAGCGAGTGCTATTGGTTCTGGTCTCGCCACCACAGCGGTAACTGGAGATTTAAAAGAAGGTTTGGTCTCTGGGCTTACAGGCTTCGGTCTTGGCAAGGCTTTCGAGGCTGGAGCGAAAGCTCTTTCTGGTGTTGATCAAGCAGCTAAAGCAGCGGCAGATGCAACAAAAGCGGCAGACGCAGCGGCTTCTGCAGCACAGATAGGTGCTGAGGGCACACTTACAGCCGAACAATTAGCTCAGCTTCCACAAGTTGGTGCGAAAGAAGCAGCGATAGACACTTTGGCTGAGATTCAAAAAGGGGCCGCTACCGCAAGTCCGTTAGATACTTTGCGCGGTCAAGTGAAAGGCCCAACTTTTGCTGGTGTCCCAAAAGAACAAGGATTGATTGAGGGTTTACAAGCTACAGGTAAAGGTCTTCTGAGTCCGGCGGCAGCAGCGCCCATCGCTATAGGCGAAGGCCAACGTGCGGCGATGGCTGCTCAAGACGAGCGTGATCGTATGTTCGGTAGAAGGGCTGCTGACAGAGAAGAAGATCTAAGACGGTCAAGAGACATACTGACCACTGCAACAGGACAAGTGGCGTCTGACTATGGCATGAATTATGGGATGCAAGGTGGCGGTATCACATCCGTTGATCCTGCTGACTTTCAGCGCCGATACAACGAGTTGCAGATGATGGGCAGAGAGCCTATGCAGATGAGAAGAGGCGGCGACATAGAGGACGCCAACATCCGTCGCGCTCTACAACCAGCACAGATTGTCGCAAGGCAAGCAAGCTTGCGCGGCCCAGTAAAAACGCCTAGCGAGTTGCCTGCGAATTATAGGCCAGGGTTCGATCCTGAGATTAGTTACTTCAAGAGTCCTTTCGTGACATCAGATCAGACAGGTGTGCCAACACCAGGGACTCCGGGCACCACACCACAAATAGACCCCGTTTTACTGCAAGGAATCGGCAGCGTCGGTAAAGCTGGTGGTATGGGTGGCGCAAGATCTTTACCTCCTAGAGTTGAAGAGGCTATGGAGATTGCTAACAGACGGACTCTTTCTACAAGAAAACGCAAAGCTGCTCAAAAAATAGTTGATGAGTATGAGGCAGAGCAAGAAAGAGATCAGGACTATTTCGATGACATCATGGATGCTACCTACGGCAATCAATACGCCGCAAGAATGCAGGAAGGTGGCGGAACAGAGATGAATCAACAAGCAGCAATGCGCTTGATAGAGCAGGTTTCCATGGCGTTGCTTGGTCGATTGTCTGAGGAAGAGTCAGAGGCCGTCATTAATCGATTCATAGATGAGTTCGGGTCTGAGGCTTTCCAGATGCTGCGATCACAGGTACTAGAATCTGTGGTGCCCAACTCTCAGAAAGAAGGCATGATTGAAGGTGCAGGCAAAGGCATGGACGATCAAGTGCAAGGTATGATCGGTGACTCCCAGCCAGTTGCTGTATCTCCCGGTGAGTTCATCGTGCCTGCTGATGTGGTATCTGGCATTGGCGATGGTGACACTAACTCTGGTGTCAAAGAGTTAGAGGGCATGATGGATCGAGTACGGCAAGAGCGCACTGGCACTACCAAACAGCCTGCACCTCTCGGTGCTATGGCAGGAGGAGCATTGCCTGCATGAACAGCCTCTTAGAGTTTGATGAAAGCAAGATCAAAGACCTATCCAGAGAGCCAAAGGTTTGCCGCAAGGATGCGCCTAGAGAGATCACACACACGATAACGATGGTGCCCCCCAACTATCTAAACAGTTTGTGGCCTGATGTCAGAGAGCAGCTTGCTAGAGCTATTAAGCGTTCACACGGCAGATGGAACATGGAGTTCTTGTACGCATCAATACTCAACGGTAATCAACAGCTTTGGCTTTCGTTTGATGCTGAGAACAACATCGATGGTGTCGGTACTACAGAGATATTGCAGTATCCAGAAAAGCGCATGATTGCGGTGCAGTTTCTAGGCGGTGATCGATTCAATGATTGGGTCTGGGACATGCTAGAAAAGTTCAAAGATTTTGGCAGAGACAATGACTGCACAGGAATAGAAGCCACTGCCCGTATGGGCTTTTGGAAGTGGTTAGAGCAAGATGACTTCAGCAGATCGTATGTCGTATACGAGAGGAGTTTGTAGATGGGCAAGAGTAGTGGCGGTGGCGGCGTACAAGAAAGCGTCGTAACACAAACAAATCTACCAGAATACGCTCAGCCTTTTTATGAAGAGCTTCTGGGCAGAACCGTATATGAATCGACACGTCCTTACGAAACCTTTCCAGGTCAGCGCCTAGCAGAGTTCTCGCCATTCGAGCAAGCAGGTATGCAGGGCATGGCTGAGATAGCGCAAGCCGGTACACCAGAGCAGATCAGGGCTGCGTCAGACATTGCTACAGGTGTGGGCTTCCAAGACATCGGTGCAGGTGCAGGTATTGCTCAAGGGTTTAGACCGCCGACACAATTTTCTGGCTACAGGGCTGGAGACATAGATAGCGGTTACGGTGCAGGGTTTCTGGGCCAAGGGTTCCGTGCTGGTCAGCGTGGTGTTGGATACCAAGCCGGTCAGTTTGATCCAGGGTATCAGGCGGGGGATTTCGCTGCCGGACAGATAACTCAGCCTATGGCGTCAGAATATCAAGCTGGCATATTCGATCCTAGTTATATGGCACGGGAACGTCAGTCAGGATTTGATGTCGGATCTTTAGATGCCGGTTATCAAGCAGGGCAGTTCGATCCTTTGTATCAAGCAAGAGATATTCAGTCCGAATACACGGGACAAGTTGATTTAGGGCCGGGATTCCAAGCAGGCACCCTTGCTGACCCTGCAACGCTAGAGTCTTACATGAATCCGTACCAACAGTTGGTGACGGATATAGAAAAGCGAGAAGTGCAGCGTCAGTCTGACATACAGGCTGCTGATATATCTCAACAAGCAGCACAGGCTGGCGGTCTTGGTGGGTATCGGGAAGCAATCATGCAGGCAGAGCGTGAGCGTAACTTGGGCCAACAGTTGGCTGACATACAAGCTCGCGGTGGTCAGGCTGCGTTTGAGCAAGCACAACAAGCATTCGAGGCTGATCGAGCCGCTAGGCTGCAAGAAGCTCAGTTTGGTCTGACCGCATCAGAGCAGCGAGAACGAGCAGCACAACAAGCAGAGCAGTTCAGGCAGCAAGCGTTCCAGACTGGCGAGCAGGCTAGGCAAAGGGCTGCTGAGATGGGTATGACCGCTCAGCAACAAGCTGATGCAGCACGGCAAGCTGAAGAGCAGTTTAGGCAATCTGCATTTGGTCAAACCGCAGATGTCGCTGCACAACGCGAGCAGTTTGAGCAGCAGGCATTCCAAGCCTCGGAACAAGCAAGACAGCGTGCAGCCGAGATGGGCATGACTGCACAACAGCAAGAAGAGGCCGCAAGGCAAGCACAAGAGCAGTTCAGACAAAGTGCGGTAGGTCAGCAGCTTCAGGCGTCAGTACAACAGGAAGAGATCAATCTGCGAGCGTTCCAAGCTGGCGAACAAGCACGTCAGCAAGCGGCTCAGCTAGGATTGTCTGCACAACAGCAGACTGATGCAGCCAGACAAGCGCAAGAGCGATTCCAACAAGATGCCTTTGCTCAGAATCAACAGTTGCGTTTGGCTCAGCAGCAAGAGGATCGTGCGGTGTTCCAAGCCAGAGAAGGCGCAAGGCAAGAGGCTGCACGTCTTGGACTCAGCGCACAAGAGCTACAAGAGCGTGTCAACCAAGCAGAAAACGAAGCGCGTATGCGAGCACGTCAAGAGCAAGCGCAGCTTGAAGAGACCAGAGCTAGGCTGGGTCTTGCTGGTCTGGAGGCAGATCGCGCCACCAGAGGTCAGCAACTTGATGCTGCTAGATTGCTGGGCCAGCTTGGCACCGACGAGCAGCGTATGGCTTTTGATCGTCTGCGTAACTTGCAGGCAGCGGGACAGATACAGCGAGAGCTACAGCAGCGTGGCCTTGATCTTGGCTATCAAGACTTCCTGCGCCAGCAAGCGTTCCCAAGAGAGCAACTCGGATTCTTCAGCCAGTTATTACAAGGACTGCCCGTCACACCAGGAACAACCACTGCCACATTCGGTGGGCCTAGCGAAACCCAACAGCTACTGGGTGCAGGTATCGGCGGCGTAGGTCTGTATAACGCATTGCGAGGCGGCTAATGAACATCTTAGAAATCGAAGACATGATCAAAGGCTTGCCTGATCAAGCCTTACAGCGAGAGGCGCAGATGCCATCAGGCCAATTACCTCAGTTCCTTGTTGTATCTGAGATACAGCGCCGATCTGATATGCGTAAACGGTTTCAGGAAAGACAGCCTCAGGGCACAGTGAAGGATCAAGTAGTTCAAGAGGGTATAGCTGCAATGGCACCACCAGAGCCACAGATGCAGGCAGCAATGATGGGTATGCAGCAGCCTATGCCTACGGAACAGCCTGTTATGGGTATGTTTGAAGGTGGCGCAGTCCGAATGGCTGCTGGTCAAGATGTGCCATTCTTGAGTTTTGAAGGCAGAAAAGGGGAACCCACCCCAATAACGTCAGAAGAATATGAAAACAATCCAGAGCGTTTGGCTTACGTTGACGAAAGGATGCGATACCTTCAGGCACTGAAGGATCAAGGCGTCACTATGGAAGACATCTTAGCTCAGCTTAACAATATGTATTACAACACGGCTGGCGAGACATCTTTGAGAAGTGTTGCGACCACTCCTACGTCGGAGGTTTTACCGCCTAATAAACAGGGCGTTGGCACTGTTATTGAGAACATCCCTTTGACCGACATCGTTCGACCCGGAAACAGAGCGTTTGATGCTTTACAACAAGTCTTCGGTGAGCCGCAACAACCTGCACCCACGCCTTTTACTCAGGAAATGTACGATCAGAACATTGGTGGTTTTAGAAATGTAGTGGACTCAACGCCTAAGACGATGCGAGGCGTAAGATATCCTGGACTTCAAGTTGATGAGCCAATCGGTCGCTTCGTCCGTGAGCGAGCGCAAGAGCTTGTGGAACTATCAGAACGTCAAACTAACCCTCCGGGTACGCAGGCGTCTATCATAGATGCCAGCAAGTTAACCCCTACACAAGTAGATAAAGATTTGGTTGATGCGGTCACTGCCCCAGACGCAGGTGGCGATACCAAAGACAGTCCGTCTGGGGTCTCGATAGATCCCAAGAATGTTTACGGTTCAGTGCTTAGTCAGATGCAAACTGCAGGTCAAGATAAGTTGCCAGAGCTAGACTTATCCGCAGCAAGAACCGCAGCGGCTGGAATCGGACAGGCGGCACAAACCCTTCGTAGTTCTCAAGCAAATTATAAAGATCTAGTTAATACCTACACGCCAGACTTCATGAAGTTCATGCCGGATTATACTTCTTTAGTGCAAGATCAAGAAACAAGAGCGAAAAAACTACGAGAAGAGGCAAGGAAGGAGGCTGGTGCTCAAGCACTTATACAGTTAGGTGCCGGTATCGCTGGTGGTGATCTTGCTGGCGGTATATCCAGAGCAGGAAAAACTGCTGCCGAAATAAAGAAAGATGCGCGTAGAGAGGCTTCTGCCGAGGAGCAACTTGCAAGACGCATGCAGATGGCTCAACAAGAAGCGAGGATGAGCCTAGGCATACAATCAGAGACAGCGAAGACACGCGCTCAAGAAAGGGCTAACGACTTGATGATTAAGGCGTATAGCGATGATAGACAAAGAGAGCTAACCGCTGCTGGAATGGATGCACAAGCTGCTCAATCTCTGGTTTCAATAGAAACAGCCGCAGCTCAAGCCAAAGTTGCAGGCACAGAGAAGGACAGAAAGTTTGCAATCGATAGGCTAACACAAATGGTTGCAGCGCAAAGGTATCAAGATCTTCAGGATCAAGAACAAATTAGGATGGATCGTCAAGAATTGGCCTTGTTTGAAGATGTAATTAAAGATCAACTTGAGGAGTATGTGATGAATAAACCTGAAGCAACTCCCGCAGAAATAGCAAATTTTGCTAGAGAGTTGATGGGCACTTTAGGTATCGGTGACGGCGCAGATACTACCGTGCAAGAGAAGCCTTCAGGTGGGACGCAGCAGACTCAAACAGCTACGGAAACATCACCCGATCCTCTTGGGTTATTCAACTAGGCTTTAGTCAATTGTCAAAGTTAGAAGAAATCCGTCGAAAATACCCAAAGTACGACGAGTTGTCAGACTATGATCTTGCTACGGGTATATATGAAAGGTACTACTCGGATCAGATGGATCGTGATGAGTTTTTTCAGAGGCTCGGTGTAAACCCAGCATTTGAGGAGATGAGCACAACAGACTATGCGCTGGGTCTGGCTCCAGAATTGGGTAAAGGTGTCGCCCGTGGTTTTGGCAAAGGCTTACTGGGTGCCGGTGCAGGGTTGGCAGCGGTGGCAGACTCAGCGACCAACAAGCTAGGCTTCGATGATCTTATCGACAGCGGAGAAGACAACGAGCTTATCCGTCTTGCAAACGAAGGTAAGAGAGCAATAGATGATTCCATAGGTATTGGTGATGCCTATAGAGATTCTTACGCAGTAAAGCTAAGCGAAGCGTTAGGATCTTTATCCTCTTTCGCTTTGCCAGGTTTAGGCGCTGCCGGATTGGCTGGCAGACTTGGTGCTGGAGTAGCGGCAAGAGGCGTTGCTGGAACAACCGCAGTTACAGCTACTGGCGCTGGCTTTGGTGGAGATGATCAACAGCAAAGAATCGCTGCATCAAGAGCCAAAGGCATAGAGGTTGATCAAGACACTGCCGACAACGCAATACTACTGGGCGCTGGTGTCGGAACACTTGAGGCTATAGCACCTTTAGCTGTTCTCAAGAAGATAAGAGGGATCAAAGAACCTAGGCAAAAATACGAAGAACTAGAAAAGATTAAGCAGCAAGCGAAAGAAGCTGGTGATGAGATAGCTGCAACTCAAGCACTTAACCAGCAACTACGATTGCAGAAAGAAATGTCTCGCGTTCTTACCGGCACAGAGCGTGTAACAAGCGCATTGAAGACGGGAGCTATAGAAGCCACACAAGAAGCAGTTAATAGCTTGCTTCAAGACATGATTCAAGCCGGATTCTATGACGATTCGATAGAGGTTGGCGATAGTCTCTGGGACGATCTGACTGTTGGTTTCGGTGCCGGTGCGCTTTTTGACGGCGTAAGTGTTGGCGTTGCTAACAGACGCAATAAAGCGATGCGCCAAGCCTTAGAGGAAAAAGAACTCCAAATACGAGAGCAAGAAGAGCAACAGCGCGATAGATACTATGAAGAGGCCGACAGAGCTAGGCGTGAAGCAGAGATAGAAGCTCGCTTAGGTAGAGAGTTCGAATACGAGCAAGAGAGAGAGGCTGGACAAAGGCCGACTAGAGAAGAGCAGATTGAGGCAATAGGTGAGTCTGTCCGAGGTGGTAAACCTTTTGTATCAACACAAAGACTTGATGACATAACGCTACGCTACGGGGAGTCTACTGACACAGAATACAATAAGAGGGTGGGCAAAGCCTACGCCTCTCAAATAGCCAGAGATGCTTCACAAAAAGACGGCGTTTTCCCTGATGCTGGAACGTTCGATGTGGTGTCTGAAGAGGTTGTAGAGGGGATAATCAACCCACGAACAGAAAAATATGAAGAAGTGCCTCTGGTTCAATATAAGGTTGTTCACACGGTAACAGGCCAAGAGTACGGCACCCCAGCAAGAGAATACGAGTCTGCCGCGCACTTCGCATCCAACCTAAATCAAGAACTTATCAATCGCAACGTGACTAATGCAGTCATAGATGCGCTTGATCTTTCCCCAGATATCTATACGCCAGAGCAATCTGCATCACTATTTATGACTGGTCATAAATTGGTCAGACCAGAAAACAGATCTATCACCGCCGAGGTCTTGAACGAGGCCGGTAAAACAACCACTGGTTTTGGCTCGCAGTATGTTGAAGGTATGTCGATTGACTCTATACATCAGCAGCAGTATGGCGTACCACCCCTTACAGATCGTGGGGAAAAGCTTTACAAACCTCTTTCTAATTTAACAGTAGCCCAGCAAATAAACTTCGAGCGTAGAAAGAAAGGCTTGCCTGAAAAAGATGAGTTTTCTTTGATAGAGGCTAAGGAAGCTTTGGGCGATAACTATCCTAGAGTCTTTGATGTCATGGCTGGTATCAAAGAAACATCACCTACTGATCAGATAACAGACTTTGGTACTGTGGGCGCAGAAATCGCTCGAAGCAGAGCAGAGTATAAAGATGATATCTCTACCAAAGCGGCTATAAAAAATGTTCTAGAATCAAAGAACATTATCACCGACGTTGATTCTCCTGCGATGAAGTATGCCTTCGAGCAGATAGTCAACGAGTCAGAAGTTTCCAACATGTCACCGTCTCAGAGATTAGTTCTCGTTTCAGAACTAAGTAGGTTGCCGGTTGTGCAAGGTGATGCTCCAGTATCTATGCCTGATTTCAGGCCAAAACCATACACCCGCAAGCTCTACAATCAAACGTTAGACCATGTCAGATCAACAGCCGATGGCTCTATAGAAAATATACGGGACTTTATTTCGGAGCGCATAGACGAGCGGCGTCTAGACATAACAGCTAGGGGGCTGCGTAAAGCGTTACTAGATTCTGGTCTTATAAATCCAGACGGTACAACTAAGGAGCTAGAGGCGCTTCCGTCTCCAGAACCTGCTCCAGTCTTTACAACAGAACCTTACACAGAGGAAGACCCCTCTGATCAAGCAAGGCAACTCGAATATAATTTGCAGCAAAGACTGACAGGTTTGGGTCTTGATGACATAAAGCTTCGAGTCCTTGACGTTTTGAAGTTCGGCCCCGTCACACGCGATCAACAACTTATCCTGACCGGCGAACCAAAAGAAACCGAAAGGATTGCACAGGCTCTTGGTTACTATAACAGAGGGCCAAAGACTACGTTTCTAGCGATTGATAGAGCAAATCAGATAGCTAGAGACGAAACTCCAGAGGCCAGAGAAGCCGCACTAACTGAAATACTTGATCACGAAATAGTCCATGCGTTGAGAGAGATGGATCTATGGACAGATGCAGAGTGGAGTCTGTTAGAGAAAGCTGCAAAGAATAAGATATTTCCGGGCACTGGTAACGAAACTTTCTTCAACAACGCTCAAAAAAGATATAGAGATTTGACGCCAGTTGGTCAAATGGAAGAAGCGGTTGCGGAACTAATTAGATACATGCGTAAAGACAGAGCATTGGTGACAGGTAAGCCAAGGGCCATGGTCAACAGGATGTATCAGTTTATAGAGCGCACTGGTAACGCCTTGCGAGGCACTGGCTTTCAAAGCTTTGAGGATATAGTCAACAGACTAGAGTCTGGTGAGATCGGCGCAAGAGAAAGAGGTCGTGTCAGAACTCTACGCTCTACAGAGCGTCTGTTAGGTGCCGTCCCTGAAAGGGGTGTGGGCAGAGCGATAGACGAGGATCTAGATAAAGCAGCGCCTGTTGAAGGCGAGCCACCAAAGACTGCTGAAGAACTCATAGAGGAAGCTCCTTCTTTTGCCAGAAGACCCTCTACTACTCCAATAGAAAGCCTAGTTGAAAGAGCGAAAACAAAATATGCAGACTATAACTCTGCCGTTGAGGAGGAGTTCTTCGGTACGTTCTGGCCTAAAGTCATGGCGGAGATCAAAGGCACCACAGACCCTGCAAACGTAAGAACTGCTGCCAAACGTGCCATTAGAGATGTGCAAACCTTTGTGTCTCAAAACCCAAAGTACGCCGATTACTATGCAGAGGACATGAGGGCGATCAAGGCAGCATTAGAAAGAGAATACGGCTCTATTTCAGAAGATGACATGCTGTACTATCAGGTGGCTAACGGACTCACGTCACCAGCTACAGTCCTGTCGGCTAACGTTGGCGATGCTTTGAACGTTTTGGATCTGTATATCAAAAAGGGAAACCTTGATGACATTGAGTTGGGTCTTAGCCCTAAAGGCAATCGTATTGTAGCAAGCTCACCGTTCCAAATATCGGGCACCACTGCGCCCACTAAAGCTATGTCTCTCAAGGTCTTTGATAGCCTTGTGAAACAGTTCTCGAATGAACCTAATCCCGTGCAGGCGGCTGTTGACTACTTACGAGAGGGTGTCCCTGTAAAAGAGTTGCATGAGTTTAATCGTGCGATGGGCTACAAGGGTAACGTTGGAACTATGGGCGCGATTAAGTCCTTGGTTAAGGAGGCCACAGGACAAGATGAACTAATCCCAAGGATGTTTATCTTCGGTAAGAAGATAGGTTCTTACACCTTAAATCTAACTGGAGACTCTCGATACACCACGATTGATGTGTGGGAATCGCGATTCATACGGAGTTATTTTGAGGGGTTGTTCGAGAAGAACACAGGCGTCCCGATAACAGTAGATGAAGATACCCTTTTTCAAGATTTCTCTAAAATTTTTAAAGAGGAATATGACAAGGTCTCTGGCAAAGCTAACGATCCAGCGTCTTTGCAAGCGATGCGATGGTTTTATATGATTAACGCAGCCAAGCAAGCTGGTTATCAAGGAGCTTCGACAAATGAAACCATATCAGAAATCACAGAACGAAAACTCCAAGATGCTAGAGAAAGACGCGATGCTGGCAGGCAACCTAGCGATGCAACGCCTAATACGCAAATACTCGCTGCAAGAATCGAAGAAAGCCAAAGGGCAGCAGATAGATTCTCAGAACGGAATCAAGAGGGTTCAATAAGACACGCCGCCGATCAAGATCCAGAACTTCAAAAAGCGGTAGTTCAACAAGAGATATTAGACGGTGCAACGCCGTTATCCATCCAGTCTAACAGCCATAGCTTGGGCAATAGGTTCATCTACCAAATACAAGACAAGCTTGTCGGCTACAAAAATGTTGAGAAGCAAGTCGAAGACTATCGCAAAAGTCTCGGATTGAGAGCGTTACCAGAAGAGTTCTCTCCGTACCGAGGTGAAGAAAGCATACCAGGCAAAATAGGATTCGCATCAAGAGAGTTTGTCGAAAACAGAAAGAAGCCCCTAGCGAACAAGATTGCAAAGCTAAAGCTTGATTTGGATGAAATCGATGAGTTTTTAATCCTACGGCATGCAATCGAGCGCAACAAAACAATATCTTTGCGAGACCCTCAGCGCGACCCTGAAAAGAATCCAGGATCTGGTACGCTGAAATCTGGCGATCCTCTTACAGATAGTTTCGTCAAGCAGCGTATGAAAACAAGATACGACCTTGACTGGAACGATGAGACTGGCACATGGAGTGGCGGCAATGCTAGAGCAAAAAAGTTTCTTGATATAGCAAATGACGTAGATCAGATAGTCAGAGAGACAATGAACACCACAGTTGCTGGTGGGCTTATATCCAGAGAAAACGCTGATGTGATCATGGATTCGTATAAATACTATGCCCCTCTTAGGGGTAAAGATATTGAAGATGATTACGCTGAATCAATTATCGTCAATGCAGGACTCAGCACAAAAGGCAAAGAGACTCTCAGAGCTATGGGCAGAGAGTCTGCCGCCCAATCACCGCTTGGACATATACTTCTCAATGCCGAGAGAGCCATTGCTAGATCGATCAAGAACAAAGAGTTCGGCCAGAGGCTAGTCAATCTGATTAAGGCAGCGCCTGATGATGCTTTCTGGCGCGTTATCTCCCCAGAAGACCCAAGAATGTCTAGAGGGTTTGAGAAAAAATTCACTTATGTAGGCAAAGACCCAGAGCTACAAGGCAGAAAGTTTTCAGAGATACCAGAGGGTATGGATAGGAAAGACTTTCTCCAACTAATAACAGTCAAAAAAGACTTTCTGTCGCCAATCATGGATAAAGACTTGATAGGTGTGAAGGTTGACGGTCAGCAAGTTTACGTCGAATTGAACGACCCTAGGATGCGCGATGCAGTCGTATCGATGGATATTGGTACAGTAGATAAATTACTGCAAAAGTTTGGCATCGTTAATCGCTGGTTATCGATGGTGAACACATCATTGAACCCAGAGTTTGTTATAGGCAACTTCACCAAAGACGTGCAGACCGCGATCTTCAATATCCTTGGAGAACAGGATATGTCTTCTGGTAAGGCCAAAGATCAAGCATTAGTAAACAAAGTGTTGAAAGATGTAATCCCTTCTATGGGTGTGTTCTACAAAGGCTTGAGAAGATACGACGAAAAGACGGGCCGTCTCACAGATTTTGTTACCGGCATATCTAGCAAAGATAAAGCAGACTTCGTTGAGTACGTTCAGGCGGGAGCGAAGGCTGACTGGTTCCACTCAAGACCTCCAGAAGATCAAGTCAAGTCAATCAAATCTATGATTGATATGGCAAACGGAACTCTGCTAGGGACAACACAGAAGCGTTTTCAGGAGGTTTTAAGGTTCGTTGAAGATGTGAACGATGCTGTTGAAAACGCTGTAAGGTTTGCCACATTCAAAGCGTCACGGGATGAACTACTGAACGCTGGGGTGCCTAGGGACCAAGCCGTTAAGCGAGCGGCAAGCTTAGCCAAGAATCTCACAATCAACTTCAATCGCAAGGGAATGGCAGGCGACTTCCTAAACTCTTTGTACTTATTCTTTAATGCCAGCGTTCAAGGCACCGCCAACTTTGCTAGAGGGTTGTTTGGCCCTAAAGGCAATCCATTTAGTAGTGAAGCAAGCAGAATCAAACAAGGTGCCGTGGGTGGCTTGATCGCTTTGGGTGCTTTGACTGCGATGAAAGCAGAGGAGGAGAGCGAAGAAAATCCTAGGACAGGCAGATCGTACTACTCGGAGATACCGGCTTACGTCAAAGAAAGAAACATGGTCATCATGGCTGACCCAACAGTGCCACCAGAGCAAGGTGCTAGGAACACATACCTAGATAAAGACGGTAAAGAGTACAAAGATGAAAAGCAGTATTACTACACGATACCCTTACCATACGGCTACAACACGTTCCATGTTTTTGGGCAAGTAGCACACGATGTTCTCAACGGCACCATGTCACAGTCTGATGGAGCGGCTAGTGTCACCAGTTCTTTCTTAGGATCGTTCTCTCCAATAGGTTTTGGCCCTAACTCATTATTTCCCACGATTATGCAGCCAGGACTTGAAATAGGATCTAACGAAAACTTCTTTGGCTCTCCAATTTTTAGAGAAAACATAGGGTTCGGCACAGATCTGCCGGACTCACAAATGCATATGAATAACACTAGAGCGCCATTCAAGTTTGTTGCTGAAAAACTTAACGCTCTTTCAGATGGCAACCCAAGAGAGCCTGGCTTTATTGATATATCCCCAGATACGCTGGAACATTACACTGAGTTCTTGTTCGGCGGGGCTGGCACGTTTGGTTTGAGAAACCTTGATGCATTCGATAAATGGCGTAAAGGAGAAGAGTTAGAACTTAGAGAGATACCTTTCTTGAGAAGAATAAAAGGCGAGCCGACAGAACAAGAAAGCGTATCGGATTACTACGAGCGTCGGCAACGAGTCAGACAAAAGCTAGATCGATTAGATGATTTGAGAGGTAGCGAGAGAATAGCTTATCGTGCTGAGAACAAAGATTTTTTAGCAATGGATAAGGCTCTAGAGAGAGCAGAGAAGAAGATTAGGGATCTTAGGCGTCAACGAAGTTCAGCCCGACAGCTTGCTGCTAAATATCCACAAGCAGCATTAAGGGCTGCTAGGATAGAAGAGCAGATGTACGACGACATCCAGCTACAATACGATAAATTTAATAAGCTGTACGATGAAAGAGTAGGCAGAACGAAATAACTAATCGTTGGGATTCCAGCAGCCGACTGTCTCTATCCTGTATTCAAGCCCAGTGTAGTCGCATAACCAAGAGCACACAGTGTCGCCATCTTTGTTGATGTACTGGTCAACCAAACGCCACTGATGGACGTGCGAGTGCGCCAGCACCGTTGCCGCCAACAGAATAATCCACGTCACGATTCGCATTTCTTGTCCTCTTGCTCCCTTTTTCTAAACCTCAGATCTGTAATCAGCAGTGACCCAGAGCCGCATGACGGACACTTCTTCGGGAAATCTCGAAGATAACCTTTACGATTGCAGTCCAAGCATTTCATGTGCCAGTTATCCATTTTCAAAGTAACTCGGTGTTAGTTCTGGTAGCTCTGTCGCCGGTCGATCTACACTCTTGAGTTCTCGCGTTCTAAAAAACCCATCATGCTTTGGATACATCCGCATAAACCGACGGGCGTAGAAAGCACGGTAGTTGTTGTTCAGCTTGAACTGACTAATCCCATCACCACCTTGATCTTTCTCCCATCGGATACGCTCGAAGATAGCGTTGACGCTATAGTTCGGGTAACCCTTGCGTATCATCGTAAAGGTGAAATGCACGAACAGCTTCCACACCTCTGGGTGTGCGTTGTGGAACGCCTGGCACTGCTCGCGCATCTCATCGTGCCGACTGTCTTGATGTTTAGAAGGGGATATCATCTTCAAAATCATCAAAGCCTGTGGGCGCTGGAGGTGGTGGAGGGGGCGGCGGTGGAGGCGTGGGTACTGCCTGCTTATCTCTTGGCTTCTCCACTTCCAACTGCAGACCGATATAATCGCCGTTCTCGTTTTGATTCTTCCATCCGGCAAGCCTGACTTCTACGGTCTCGGCACCAGCTTTGAAGTGCTGCACCAAAAGTCTGCCTTGCGCTGCCGTTATGTTAAGTGGCCCCCTCCAGTACGGATGCCTTGGGGTCTCCCTTTTATCGTTGATGAACAAGCCTCCCTTGCTCTTTTCGCTTCCATAATCCGCCATCAATTTGCTCCTTCTTCTATGGCTTTTCTTTTGGCGGTAAACGCCGCCTTCAGTTCTTCAAACATTTCGGGATAGTGTGACTGCACTGTGGTTATTTCTGCTTGGAAACTGTGCCAATGGCTCTTCAAGCCATCGATAGTTGTATTGTCCCGCAGATTTTTTATGCAGGTCTTGCAGAAAAACTTCGCTTGCTGCTCAGTCCAATCCAGACTTTCGATCTTTTGTGGCGCAGGTTCTGGTGCTACTGGTTCTGGTTCGCTTTGTGGTTGAGCGGTAACGTGATCGGGCATACTTTCTTGAAACTCATCAGCTTCAGCTTGGCTGTATGCATCACCGTGCAGTCCGACTAATTTTAGGATCACTCGATCCTTGGCTCGCTTCTCTGCCATCGCAAATGGATAGTTGTTCTTGTTGTTGTAAGGCGCTGCCTCACCGATGCTCCATTCGGACAGCTCACCCATGCGCCCTGTCACCAGCACCACCACCTCTTTCGCTGAGACGTTTGCTGTCAGTATCTGGGGCGCATCGAACTCTATCTTGCGGTGTGCAGCCACCTTCTCCAGAGCTTTGTGCAACAGGACATAGGTGCCATGACAATCCCATCCCGCTTGTTGTGGGGTCAGCCCTATCTCCTTGAGTACTTCAATTACCTTCTTAGGTACGTCGTTTTTCGCCATGTTAGCCACTCCTTTGGCTTGAGAACGGGTGCACCAAGTATCCTGATAGATCGCAACGAAACTTCTTCGCGTTGATCCCGTACTCCCGTCCTATTTCAAATTCGATGAATGTGACAAGTTCTAGTGGTTCGAGGGAATCAAACATCTTGAACTCCATCTCCACTATCGGGCCTTTTGCCCAAGTAAATGTCACCTTGCCTGCATGAGGCACCATTTTTAGTTGCGGTATCTGAGTGATACTCCAAATTCCCACCATCTTCTCGAAGACAGTCTTGTCGGTTTCAATCATTTGTTTTTCCAATCATATTCTGGGTACGCCTTACGCATGCCTGCATCAATCAAACCTAGGTACTGATTCACGCCTTGCTCGGTGGTTGGAACGCCATGCGCTTCGGTAATCTGCGTATGGAGATTCGCGGCATCTATTGCCATTTCCAACTCCAGATCTGTTTCTGGATTCGTAAACCAAGGATTGTTTTTCCCCCAGGCTTTGACTCGTTCTTCAAACTTTTGATCGGGATCGGTCATGCGGTTTCCTGCCACTGATCACAAAACTCCGCGACCCGACACCAGTTACCGGCACACCTTGTGTATTCACCCAGTCTGTGTTCGATATGGTGCTTGTTATCCAGTTCGTTTTGTTCGATGTAAGACTGTGCTTCATCTTGTGAATCGAATACCCGTAACGCACGTTTGTTCGTACCCTTCTTAACCGCGTAGGTTGATGGCTTAGTCCATCGTTCTTCGTCGGTGCAATCAGGTAGCCGTTCGTCCACAAGGTTGCGGAACTCAGCATCTTTGTGCAGTCCTATCCTGTGATCCATGAAAGCGTCTTGCTCTTCATCACTCCACATAGGTATGTCTAATGTAGCGATTGGTGCCTGGGGGTAGTCATTGCTTGATTCCGCCTGCCGCCGGTTCCAGTCCCGCATCACCGCAATGATGCTCAGCTTCTTGGAATGGACACCCTTGGCATGTCTCATCAACCATGCGTAGGCGTTGAGTTGATATTCCCACTCAACCTTTTCGTGGATGACTGCCCACACCGACGTGCATTTGTAATCACTAGGGCCATCTGCATCTTGCAGATCTATCGCCCCCGATATCACCCAGCCATCGACTTCGACAAACAGCCGCTCTTCACTGATTACATCCTCGCCGGAGTGATCTTCAAAGACCTTATGCACCGCAGTGCCAAGTACACTCCAGAGCTTTTCACTGATGTCTTCTTCCAAAGAATCCCAGTGTCTTTCTCTGAGTATGCGTACTCGAGGTGAGTCAATCAGTTGAGTTACGGATCTGTGGCTATTCCCACGGGTGTAGTCATCACGACTCAGAGCCTTGACTATAGGTGCAGCCAGATTGTGATTGTTCGTTATCTTCACGCATCGGGCCTTTTTTGCAATATACGCGCACGACCAATTCGTGATCGACGTATTGCTTGCCGATAAAGAACTCTCTTTGCGGCGGATTCTCCGCCTTTACGAGATATCGTTTGTAGGCTGATCGGATTGCGTCGGACTTCCGTTTTAAAGAGTCCTCGGTTACGGGGATGTCGTATGCGTCTTTGTAAAACATTTGATCCCACGGTATGGTTGGGATTGACTCCCTTGGTTCTCGCAGTTGCATGTCCACGTTCTTTTTGATTTCTAAAGTCATAGCTCCTATCTCTCTCATTATAGACCGCGAAACCGCGATCCTCTTGATCGATCACAAAATCTCCTATCTTGCTCATCGTTTTCTCCTGTTGGCTTGCGAAGTATAACGACCAGCGATACCATGCACAACATCTTTCATACCACAATCATGGGTGAGCCTGCATCGAAAGCAAATTCGCGCAGGATGGTCACGATTGCGGGGAGAGCTAGGTTCATCAAAAGCCAGAAGGCAATTGATTACGTCAAAGCTTTTGAGAAGCAGTGCCCAAAGCTGGATGAACTAATGCAGGAGGACGTGAAAGTCACGATAACAATCTACTATCGCACACGCAGACCAGATCTTGATGAGTCTGTGATTTTAGATTGCTTAGAGGGCTTCGCGTATCGAAACGACCGACAAGTTAAGGAGAAACATATCTATCATGCGCTCGACAAAAAGAACCCAAGGGCAGAGATCACCGTTGAGCCACTCGTTTGAGGCGGCAAAGGCGATAGTCTCTTTGTCTTTTCGAGATTTGAGTAACTCAGATGCCGATATCAGGCTGGAGTCTGCTCAGTTCTTGATGGGCAACACGCTAAAAACCTTCACAGACATCCTCAATATTGATGATTCAGAAATTAAATCATTAGCGAGGTTTGCTTTAAAAGAGGACGTTGGCCCAAGGAGGAGAGCAGCAGCCAAGGAGGCTTCAAGGAAGTTTGCTGCTCTTTGCGAACGTTCTCTGAGTACGTCCTCTACCAAACTTTAAGTTTGGGGGGCTGGCCTTCGTGGAGTACGTCCTCAAATAAATATCATTTTTTTCAACGGTTCGCAAGGAGAATGCTTTGAACCAAGAAGACTTAGAATATTGGATAAAATCTAATGGAGTTGGGAGACACATTTGCCCCGTCTGCTCGCCGGACAGGAAAAAGAAGCATGAAAAAACACTGAGCGTCCACCAAGACGCTGATGCTTTCCTATATCAGTGCTGGCATTGCACGATGTCAGGCAAGGTGAGTGCCAAAAACGATTGGGACATACCCGTCAAGGCACCCGTGAAAGCAATCAGCCTGCCCAAACAATCAGACAAAGCACTTGCTGATGCATTCCTACGCAACAGAGGGATAGATCCCGATCTGGTTAAAGGCTATCAGGTAGTCGCTAGCACCAAATACTTCGGCGGCGCAGGCGAGCACAGTGCTGTTGGCTTCGTTTATGGAGATAACGAGGCTATCAAATGGCGGTCCGTCGAAGGCAAACACTTTATTCAAGATGGCAGCGCAGGCACGTTGTGGGGCATCGAGCATGCCGACGAAAAGAAGACCAAAACTATTATCATCACTGAGGGCGAATGCGATTGCCTAGCGATTGTTTCAGCGATAGAACGATCCCCTGATACTGTTGTCGTTAGTGTACCGAATGGGGCACCACACAGGGTTAGCAATCGGCGGGTAGATCCCAGCGAGGACAGAAAGTTCGCTTACCTATGGAAATCAAAATCTGTCCTTGAGTCTGCTGAAAGAATCATTTTGGCAATGGATGATGATGAACCAGGCGAGGCTCTGGGTGAAGAGATCATGCGGCGCGTGGGCAGAGCAAAGTGCTACCACCTAGAACTGCCGGAAGACTGCAAAGATGCCAACGAGTTCTTGCAGAAGCATGGCCCTGAAGAACTGTGCCGTGCGGTGGAGGAGCCAGTACCGACTCCACTGGTTGGCGTATATCAGGCAAAAGACTACGCAGAAGACGTTAGTTTTCTCTATGACAAGGGTTTGATGGGTGGCCTTAGCACGGGGTTCAGTTGCTTAGACGGCCTTTACACGGTCTTACAGGGCCAGCTAACGGTGGTCACTGGTCAGCCTGGATCAGGCAAGTCAGAGTTTATAGACGCGGTTCTAGTCAATCTTGCGGAGCAGCATCAGTGGAAGTTTGCTATCTGCTCTTTCGAGAACCCGCCGCCGATGCATATTATCAAGCTCGCGGAGAAGCATGCTAGGAAACCCTTCTTTCAGGGGCTGCATGAGCGAATGTCGAAAGAGGAACTCGCTGACGCGAGTGCGTGGGTCAACAACCACTTTGCTTTCTTGGAAAGCAAGGACAGCGAAGCGGCGACAATCGACAATATTATAGACCGCACCAAGATGGCAGTCATGCGGCTAGGGTGCAGGGGGTTGGTGATTGATCCCTACAATTATATCTCCCAAGGCAACACTGACAAAGAACATCAAGCGATATCGGATATGCTCACTCGTATGGTTCAGTTTGCTAGGAGCCATGACCTTCACATCTGGTTTATCGCGCATCCAGCAAAGATGCGAGCTAACGATTCAGGCGTGATGCCCATACCCAACGGCAATCACATCTCAGGCTCCGCCGCTTGGTTTGCGAAAGCAGATTGCGGGATTACCGTGCACCGTGCAGAGGAGCATATTGAGGTTCACTCCTGGAAGTGCAGGTTCAAATGGGTCGGTACAGTGGGGCAAGCATCTTTAACTTATGATCCAGTCACTGGGCGGTATCAAGATCGTGTGATAGAACCAGAAGTTTCTGAGATAAAATCAACCAGCCAAGGGGATTACCATGAAACGAAAAGCGACTGGGACTGGTAATGAACCAATCAATGACGTTGGCAATAAGGGTCTCCATGATCAGTATGACGTGCAGTTAGAGGAGTCTGAGGACGGCTCGTTTCGCGCAAGGGTCACTGATCAGTTGCACATAGACAAGGTGCTGCTCAAAAGTCAGATCACTGTTGCCCAGCACAAAGCGGCAGAGTATCTTCTACAAATTTTTGTAGATGCAGGTGTCTTTGTAAAAACAGTTGACCACACTTCGGCGCTATCTGGGATGACGGGCGGCAAGCCACCAAGCATGTTTACATCTGGCCTAATGAAGCTTAGAGACGTTTCTCTCTGCGTTGAGGAGGCGGTTGGTGAGGATGATGCGGTTAAGGTTTGCGTCACTGTTGCGAAGGACTATCCTATCCACGATGAAGATTTAGACGTGTTCCGAAAAGCATTTAACGCTATCGATCAAGCGTACCTAACTTAGTCCGCTGGGGTCTTGCATAATCCAAAGGCGTTTGAGATTCTTGGCTTGTCGGCGATTTATCTCCTTAACTTTTCCGACAACCTCCCAGAACCCTGCCCGTCAAAAGCATTCTCCAGTTGGTTGGCGGGTAGGGTTCACTCCAAAGGGATCAAGTGAAAATTGATAATGAAGTTAAGACTGGCGTCCTGATTGGGCTTGGCGTCGTTGCTTCGCTGTATGGGTTTGCGTTTGTCCTTTATCTGATCTCAGGTTAAATCCGGCAGTTGGAGCGATTAAGAGTGATTTCAGACTGCCGCCTCCGATCATCGCTCCTATTTCTCATAAGGAATGGACATGGCGATGTCCTCCACCTGACGCTGCCGGTCGCCTGGCGTCCCAAGCGGCTCATTCCTATAAAAGTTTCCTCATCTTACGAACCGTCATAGACTCAACATCCCCAGACAAAACTTCTGGCAGTGTGCTGATGTCGCCTAGTGTGAGGTCTTTGTACGACATATGGCGCAGCTTCTCATTGTGCGTGTAGAAAACGGTGACCTCATATCTCTGCGCGTCTTTGATGCCCTCTGTCAGCTTGCCTAGTATCTCGTCTGCCAAGTTTTTCATCGCCTCCATCTCAGCCATAACAGTCATCAGAGATCCTCCACTTTCGCTTGGAGGGCAGTCCAAGTATCTTTGAAGTGCTTGTTATCCTCTTCTAAGATACCGTGAAACCAAAAGCAAGTGCCGATGGTGCCGTGAAGTCTTGGATCGTCCGCGGATGCTTTCATTAAACGCTGTAGCAAATCCACTTCAGACTGGGTGAGGGTTACCTCGTATAACCTTTCGTCTACAGCACTAGTCATTTGCTATCTCCAAAGATTCATCATCGGTCGGAGGGACCGCCGCATGCGTTTGAAGCGGGGAACTAAATTCATAGTTAGATCTACACTGATCTTTGATTCTTTGCATCAAATCATTCAGCCGACATTCTTTCTGGTAAATGGCTACCAACGAATCATCCGATAGCTTTTGACTGTCGCCCTCTTGGTTGCTCGCATCGTCTCGCAAAGACAGATGAGCATGATGGATCGTATCAAGAATATCGCAAACTTGACTCACCGATAGGTACAGCCGCTCTGGCATATCGAACTCCTGAATCAGAGAAATCTCTTTCTCCAGCCTTCTATTTGTTGCCAGCGCATTGTTCAATTGCTGACGCAGTTCGTTCTTTGTTTCCGTTCTCATGGGTTCTCCTTATTGGTTTTGAGATTAGTTAGATGTTGTGGCTTCTTGCCTAGCTTTTTCATTTTTCTTTCTGTCAAGGAATTCAACGAAAGACTCTTTACCAGACTGAATTCGGCGCATATCTAGCTCCGAAACATAGATAGGGCTGGCGTCGAACTCCTCCACCTTCTCGATCTTTTTCAGTACCTTCTCAAGTAGCTCGACACTTTCGTCGTCGTAGCACTCTGCCTCTAGATCTTCGACGGTTTTCTCAAACGTAATCACTTCTAAAAAATCACGAAGCACCGTCGTAATGGTGAACCACTCGTCCACAGTCAAACTGGCTTCGTTCTCATTGTCGCCGCCAGCCATCACAGTCATAAATGCTTCGTACTGATCTTCAGTTTTTTTGTGCCATTCCATAGGGACTCCTATTAGTTTTCTGTTTGTTCGTCCAATGTACCATAACTCTCGTCCAATGATACAACTATTTTTCCAATCACTTCCACAAGCCTTGGGACAACGCTGTTGCCTAGGGTTTTAACTCTGTCCACCCGATGGGAAACCCCATGAGCCATTCGAGGAAGGGCGGGTTCAGGGGGCCAGTCTCCCCCGCTTGAGAATTCACCAAGTCTGGGAGACTGTTGGTTGGTAGTCTGCCCTTGGCCTCGAGTGTCTCGGCTTTCCTGCCGCCTTTGTAGTCCCTGGTCGTGGGGGTCGGGAACATTCCGGCCTTTCTCACTGCCGTTGCCAGACCATCCCCCGATTTCTGGCTGGCTCCCTTCGCGTTGTAGTTCCCGTTGACTGTTGGTGTGGGCCACAGAGCGGGGTCTTTGACCTGCTTTGACAGGCTGAGTTGGTTCGCGGTGTCCATGTTCTTCCAGTCCGAGTTCATCGGGGTGCGCCACATCCGCGCTTGATCGATCAACTGAGTCTGAAACTTCGAGCCGTCCGGCCTCCTCCAGTAGGAGCCCTCCCACTTCCACCCCTTGGCTTCTGCGTCCATCGGTATCCCGCCGCCGGTACTCGCTGCCGGTGTAGCCCACAATCCAGACTCGGTCTCGTCGGTGGCGAGCATCGACGGCACAAGCTGGTAGTACAAACGTCCTGACTTCGTAGCCTTCGCGCTCCAGATCAGCGCACACATCGTCGAGTGCCATTCGGATGAACCCAGAAACGTTCTCGCCAATGACCCAGCGGGGCTGACATTCTCGTATAACTCTAAGCATCTCAGGCCAGAGGTGACGGTCATCGTCCTGCCCTTGTCGTAGTCCTGCGACTGAGAAGGGCTGACATGGGAATCCTCCGCAAACAACGTCAACTGTTCCCCGATATGCTTGTCCATCTAAATCCCTTATATCTTTGTGTACGGGCACGTTAGGCCAGTGCTGGGCCAGCACCTTGCGGCAGAATGAATCCTTCTCACAGAAGGCGACAGTCTCCATACCGGCAGCTTCCAGCCCCAATGAGAACCCACCTATCCCACTGAATAGATCCAGCACTCTCATCATTCCACCCTCCACACTCGAATCACGCCTTCATCAGCCATAACGCGCTGCGATGTTTTTTGCCCAACCGCCTTTGCCTTGTTTTTGAGAGCGATAGCTTCAGCCGAAAACGAGGTTCGTGATTGGCTCTTAAATTTCTTTATGTGAAACTTAAAGGCCACGCTGTCGCCCACCTCCCACGTTTCGATAATCTTGCTTAGGTGTGAGAACTTGGTTTTGTATTGATTGCTGCCACGCTTCTCATCTGGCAGCGGCACATTCTTATCGATCTGCATTACCATTCTCCCGACTCCTTGCGCCTTTCTATTCATAACTAGCTATCTGCTTTTTTGGGCGCAGGACGTTCCTCGGCATGCTTCCCCAACTCCTCGGCGATTGTGCTGGCAACGCCTTTAACTATCGCGCCAGTGAAGGACACAGAGCTTTTCGGCGCTGGACTCACAAGCCCAGGCCCGTTACTGTAACTGTGCATCTCCACCATTTTTCTCAAAATGTTTTGAGCTAATTCTTCAAGCACTTGCGTGCGAAGATCATCGTCAGATAAATACTCGCGTACCTCTTTTTCGAGATCCGCGAAATGGTTTCTCCCTTTCAATGTGTTAGTCCTCCTTAATATATTTTGTATTGACCGTATACCAGCAGGCTATCGCTGTTGAGATCATTGCCCTCTAGCTTACCTTCTAGCTCCATCCTAGCGATTCGCTCTCGCCATCCGCGATATTTATGGACACCTTTAGCCAACAGCCCGATGTCCCTTTGGATGACGTGGAGCAGCCTTGTTTGAACCTCTTTTGCCCACCAATCTTTCGATCCAAGCTGATCGACATCCGTTCTAACAAAGTACATCACGAGTTCTTTCTCACAGACATTGAGCTTGCGATGAACCTCTGCTACCGCCTTCTCGTATTCCTTGATCCATTCTTCATCAATCATTGCTGATCACTCCCTTCTTTGGCGAAAGATGTACATTCCCTGCGGGATGCCGTCGCCTAAGTTCGATCCGGCAGATGTTTAAAGTGTCGAGCCATCGCTTGCTTTGCTCCTCGCTCGCATCGGGATAGCCAACCATCAAGGTTGCCATGTTTTGTAGGGTCTCCTGGATTTCGCTGATCTTCTCCATCTTGATCACTTTTTCCCGCACGTCATGGATAAACTTCTCGCTCATTGGATCTGCCTCAGGTTGGCTTGGTTGGTACGCTCTGCCTCAAACTCCATCCGCTTGATCTCCATCAGCTTCAGCGTCTTCTGCACCTTCAACCTAGCCAGTTGGAGTTCGCGGTACTTATCGGCCCACTCAACGTCGGCTTGCACATGTGCCTCTGCCTTGGTCGCGGTTGCGCCAGCGTCCATCAACGCCTTCTTTGTAGCAGAGCAGAATGCTTTGTAGCTGGTCTCGATTTCGATCACCTCCTCGCTGGCCTTGACCCACGACTCCCAAATGTCTTCTATCCCTTCGACAATCAGGTGAAGGTCAGTCTTATCGCTTGGGTTCGTCATTTACCATCTCCAAATTCATTGCAGTTTCGACAAGAAAATCCAAGATCTCTTTGATCTTTGGTCTCAGGTTGCTTTCGTAATCACTCTCATCCGCCAGTCTTTGGTCGATTTCTAAAAGGTTGTTTACCAAAAAATCATTCGTGATCATTCCGTGTCCTCCGCTGTCTCCCAGAGCTTGATGAACATGCCTACAAAAGCACGTTCGCTTTCTGACAGATAATCCTGCGCGAATAGTTCATCGGCAGATAGGCGAGGCAAAGACCTCATCCGGCAAAAGCCATCCCATACTGGGGTTAGATGTTCGTGTGTCATTGGTTGCTCCTATGGGCCGCTATGCGGCCTCCTCGGTTTGGTTCTCAGGTTGGGCCTTGATGATGTAATCCACCGCCCTCTGTGCTTCGGCTGCGGCCTTGAAGATGTAGTCCACATCGTTGCCAAGTGCGGTTAACCATGACGCAACGTAGTGGCCGTGATCTTCTCGCGCTTCGTTGGTAACGCCCAACTCCACGCAGAGCATCGCTGCCGTCAGCTCTGCAATGAGTTCCTCGTAGGCATACCCGCGCTTACTCTTGTCTCCCAGTCGATTGAGCCGTGACTTGTGTCCCGTTGAGTGACCCGCCTCGTGAAGGTGTGTGCTGTACATGTTCTCGGTGGCGGTGCTGGTGGGTGTGTCGTTGAACTGCTCCGGCATCGGCATGTTGATTGTGTCTGTGGAAGGTTGGTAGAAGGCACCGCCCACGGGATTGCGGGTAAGCTTCACGCCGGTAGCTTCGTGATAGTTGACAATGAATGCGTCCACCTTGGCGTTACGCTCGGTGGTATCAATCATCTCAGGCACTTCTATCGGGTAAGGTGACCCGTCCTCGAAAGAGGCAACGTCCTCGGCTCGGTAGACGATGGCGGAACCAAAGCCTTTGCCCTTGTATTTCTTCTGGATGGAACCATCGGGCTGTTCTTCTTTGTCGTACAGATTGAACCCTTTGGTGATTCTGATGCCCACGTTCTTGCCCTTCTCACCCAGTCCGGCGCAGTTGTAGCCCAGTTGTGCCCACTGCTTGAGCGTAGCCACCTTGGTGCATCCAAAGAAGCCCAGCCAAAAGGCGTTGAATCCACGGTACTTTTCGCCCGTGAGCGCGTTGGTTGGCATCGCGGTTAGCGTGGAGAATCCTGCTTGAAACGATCCGCCTTCGCCGACTATCTCAATGATCTGGTCAACGATCTGCTTTTTGAGTTCTTTTTTCATGGGTTGTTCCTTATTGGTTAGTAGTTATGGTTTAAATGTTACGCTTGGTTGTTGCTTGGTGCAACCCTGAGTTCTTGCAGCAGCACCCACATTTCAAGGATGTCTTCATCACCGAACCCAAATAATGGGGCGG